CACAAAATTAGCACAGGGTATTTCAACTAGAATCGATAAAGAATATCGTCCTAGACAAGAAGAGGGTGTGAGAAAAGTATTAAATATCAGACCTTTAAACAAAGGATTAGAGAACGGTGATTGGTTAATTTTATGTCGTACTCATGAAATTGTTAAACAAGTTTGTGACTCTTTAGAAGTCTATGGATGGCTGTACAAACGTTATGGTAAATCGGTTATTAATTTTAAATACATCGAAGCTATACGTGCCTGGACCAAATTACAAAAAGGTGAAAAAGTTTCTGGAGTAGATTGTGATTTGATTTACAACTACATGGACAGAACTCGTATTGAAAGAAACTACGGTGTGTTCAAAGGTCAACCAGAAGATTTATTTTCATTAGATGATTTAATATCTAGTTATGGGTTACGACCAATAATAGAAAAAGAAAATGTAAAAGGTATGCCCTGGTACATTGCATTAAACGCTGCAGGATTTAGAAAGAAAATAAATTATCTTCGTTCTATCATGCGTTCAGGAAATAAACTTGATCAGAATCCTCGTATAGAAGTCTCTACCATACACGCAAGTAAAGGTGGTGAGAGAGATAATGTTATGTTATTAACAGACTTATCTTTTGGTCCCTACAAATCTTCAAAAGAAAATCAACAAGGGAAGGATGACGAAGCTCGAGTGTTTTATGTAGGAGCAACGAGAGCAAAAAAAGATTGGCGAGATGTGTACAGACGTATGCAAAAACGAAGGCGGAAAAATGAAAGATCAACCTAACTGGTTTCCAAAAGTACATCGCATGCCTAGTGAATGGGTAATGCCTGATCACTTTCCTGATTTATCTGTACATGATGAAATAGCAATTGATTTAGAAACACGAGATCCTAGTCTTAAAGATAAAGGACCAGGTTATATTCGTAAAGATGGTGAGGTTGTGGGCATAGCCGTTGCAGTCGAAGGGTGGTGTGGTTACTACCCAATTGCTCACGACACACCGCCAAACATGGATAAGGATCTTGTAACAAGATGGTTGAAAAAACAATGTAGTTATCAAGATAAAAACTATATTTTTCATAATGCTTTTTACGATGTAGGTTGGTTGAAAGCGATGGGTGTTGACATAAGAGGAAAAATAATAGACACTCTTATTGCTGCACCACTCGTAGATGAAAATAGGTTTAGATTTGATTTAAACACTTTATCAAAAGATTATCTACAAGAGTCGAAATCTGAAGCACAACTCTACGAAGCAGCAAAGATGTGGGGCCTTGATCCAAAAGGAGAACTATGGAAGCTTCCTGCCTCACATGTTGGAGAATATGCAGAGCAAGACGCAACTGTAACGTTACGCTTGTGGCAACACCTACGTACAGAAATACTTAGACAAAATCTTACAAACATTTTTGAGCTAGAAACTGAGCTATTTCCAGTTTTGTTTGACATGAAACAAAAGGGCGTTAGGGTTGATCTTGATAAAGCGGAGAAAATTAAAAATGATTTACTTGCTAAAGAAAATAAAATCCTTCGATCCATTAAAAAACTTTCTGGAATTGACGTCGAAGTTTGGGCTGCTGCCAGTGTTGCAAAGGCATTCGAAAAACTTAACCTGGCATTTGATACTACACCAACGGGGAAACCAAAGTTTGACAAGAACTTTCTTGCGACTCATGAAAGCCCGCTTGCCAAGATGGTTGTTGAATGCAGAGAGATTAATAAAGCGAGAACAACCTTCATCGAAAGTATTACCAAGCATTCATACAGGGGCAGGATACACGCTGAGATCCACCAGATGCGTTCGGACCAGGGAGGGACAGTAACAGGAAGATTCAGTTATAGTAATCCTAATTTACAGCAAATTCCTGCACGACACGCGATTCTCGGCCCACTGATCAGAAGTATATTTGTACCTGAAAAAGATTGTGAATGGGGTATCTTTGATTATTCTCAACAAGAACCGAGACTTGTTGTGCATTACGGATCGTTAAAAAATTTTACAGGCGCTGATTCTTTTGTTGATGCATATAACACTGATGCAAGCACAGATTTTCATAAGATGGTATCTGAGATGGCAGACATCCCTCGTAAACAAGCTAAGACAATCAATCTTGGTTTGTTTTACGGTATGGGTAAAGGTAAGCTCATGTCTCAATTAGGTCTTAATCTAGAAGATGCTACAGAACTACTAAATGCGTATCACGAACGAGTGCCATTTGTTAAACAACTAATGAATGACACAATGAACAAAGCATCTAAGAAAGGTTTTGTAAGAACACTGGAGGGCAGATGTTGTCGTTTTGATTTATGGGAACCATCTAATGATTGGGGTAAAAAAGCTTTACCACTCAAAGAAGCAGAGAGTGAATACGGCGATAATCTTATCAAAAGAGCCTGGACCTACAAGGCTTTAAATAGGTTAATACAAGGATCAGCAGCTGATCAAACAAAGAAAGCAATGCTCGAGTTGGCCAAAGAGGGCTACCTAGCGCACATACAAGTGCATGATGAACTAGATTTTTCTGTTGCGAATGACAAAGATAAGTCTAGGATTAAAGAGATTATGGAACATGCAGTAGATTTACAAGTGCCAAGCAAGGTAGACATAGAATGCGGCGATAGCTGGGGCGATGCTGGTGACTAAAGTTTTTTTATTAGTCGTTAGTTTGTGGGGTTTCAACGGCTCTACATGGGTATACACTGGTAATCAGATGGTACTGCAAGATAAATTTTTAGACAAAGAAGCATGTGAAACGTTTGGACGTAGTTTTATGAAGTTTGAAATGAATAAATATTTTACATTTAAGGTACAATGTATCGAAGATATGAATAAATCTACTTGACTATCCCACTTTATTAGTTTATATACACAATTAAATGAGAACATTGCAAGGTTCTCAGAGTATGGCTGAACAACTGTAAC